TGCCGGAATGGCGAAGTCTTCACTGATGCCCATTGAGTCGTCAGCCTCATTGTCTGGCGTATCGTCGGGGCTGTCGTCTGTGGGATCTGTGTCTTCGTCGAGGTCGAGTGATGCGCGGTAGGCTGCCACACGGGCTTCCATGTCGGCCTTTGCGTACAGTTCCCGCTCGATCTGCTGCAGTGTCTCATCAAAGTCACGGCCACGGGATGCAAGCGATTCTGTTTGGGTCGTTAAGCCGGCCTCAATGGCTGCCACGTCGGCTTTGACTTCTTTGTCAGGGTCTACCCACGGCCAGCCCGGCGGAATCCATTGATGGTTAAGGAAATGGCTGCGGTTTTCTTCGTAACGAACTGGGTCGATCGCCACGGCGCCTTGAATGACACACTGGTCAACGAAGCGAGCCCAGAGCTTACGCAAGGTCCGATCAATCAACACATGCTGCCAGCACTTGAACGTGATTCGGCCATCAATTAGGGCAAGCCGGCCGCCGCTGAAATTGTTGGTAAACTGCTTCGCGAGCAGTTCGTATGGGTAACGTAGGGCCGCGGCCACGCCGTGCAATGCCCACTCAACGTATGGGCCGAGAGTATTGCCGGGCCTTGCTGGGTCACTGAATTGAATACCTTCGCCGTCGGCTAAATACTGCACAGTGCCGGGGCTTAGGTCTTCAAGGTTTGAGAGTTTGCGGCCGGATTCCGCAATGATTGCTGGATCTGTTACACCAGTGATAAAGGCCCCATAACACGCCGCCACCTGCTCAGCGACCAAGTGAGCGTGCACAAAGTCCTTGAGGTCTTTCAATTTGCCCATCGCAGGAGCCAGCCACGGAACGCCGCGGAGTTGGCCTGGGCTCGTTTCCTCGAAGCAGTGCAGGAGGTCTGTCAGCGGAACCTCGTCCTCTGCCTGATCGGCTGCGTAACTGTCGTTTGGTAGACTGCGTCGGACGAATGCGGCAATGGCTGTTCCGCGTGCGTCCAGTCTGAGCCCGAGGCGCCTTTCAGGCTTGCCCTGCTGCAGCCAAGAATAGACTGGAATGCGTTGCGGATGGATTACCTGGACCGACAGCGTGACGGGCTTTTCCGGGCTGTCGTCGTTGCCCATGTACAGCCATGATTCGCCGTAAATGCCGTTGCAGCGTTCGAGCAGTCGCTGTTTCGCGTAGAAACCTTCAGCGATTGCCCAGCGGTGCCAGAGCAGTTCGATTTGCGTGTTGAATGTCTCGGCCTGCGATTGCGTAACGACGCCTCTGGCAGCCTGCACGCGGGCCTGTGGGCGAATTCCTTGACCGATGACGTTGTCAACACGGCCGTTTACCGCTGACGCTGCAAAAACGTCGTTGCGGTAAAGGTCGGTTGCCCGGTCGATCATCGTTTCTAGTTCGGTGCCGATTGCGTCGTTCTGCGTGAGCTTTGATGCAATCCATTTTTCCCCGCGGAGCCTGTCGTTGTCTGCCGCTTCATAGGCCGCGAAGTTTTCAGCGGCGCGGTTTGCCAGCATGAGGCGGAGTTGGCCATCGACGCGGGCTTTGATTCGCCCCATTGCCCACGCTGGAGCAATCTGCAGCAGTGCTTTGTCAATGCGAGTGGGCTTTGCAGCCTCGCGAACATTGGCAGCGTAGTCTGGTTTTCCGCTCATCGCTGGAACCTCACAAGATTCCGGGCTGCGTGGATGCCGCCTGATGCCTGCCGGCGAAGGTCAGAGATTCTCGCGTCGAGTTCAGCTAACCATGTGCTTGTTGGCTCCTTCTGCACCATCTGCCCATCCACGGTGTACGTGATGACGGGAGCCCCTGCGAGCAAACCGGTTTCGACGCGGTCGCGGAGGTCTTCGTAAAGTGCCAGGCGTTCGGATGCGGATCTTGCCATGGTCGCAGCATTGCGGCTGCGTTGCGTTTAGTGAATCTGCATCTGCTAAACGATTAGCGTTTGCGCGCCTCCGCGTATGCAATGGCAGCAGCCTGCTGTGGCGTGTAGCCTTCCGCGATTAACTTGCGGATGTTTTCCTGAATTGTCGCGCGGCTGGTTCCAGGCTTAAGCGGCATTATGGCTGCCTCCGAACGACTGTCGTGAAGCGATTTCCGCACTGGCAGCGCCTGTACTGCTTTTGCATGTCGCCGATTGGCTGTGAGTTGTAGGACGTCGCGAACTGCCCACATTGTGGACACAGTCCGCCGCCAGGTGCCGCGTGGCATGGCGTGTAGGATCGTCGCTGTGTGTATGCTGGGGATTCCAGTGGTTTCATCGCAAATCCCTCACGAATTTCGGGGCTTTTTTGCCAGAAATCACGCCATTTGCTGGCTTTTGTTCGGCTTTCCGGCGTTCTTTTTCTGCGTCGAATTGTAGCACAGACAGCCCTACAAACGCCAGATAGGCAGCGTCCAGAAGGTGGTTCCTGCTGAATGTCTGCACCCATTTCTGCACGCGGCCTTTGCCGACTTCGAAAACGACCTGTTCGCGTTCTGCTGTGAGTTGTTTGGCAACTTCGGCGCGGCCGTCGGCTTTTTCAGTGAATGGCAGAAGCAGGGCGGCGCGGGAATCGGCAGGGCAACTGAGAGCCTGGTGGACGCGTCGCTTCCAGTGGTCGGCGTTGTTTTGATATTCACGCCTGTATCCTGCGCCCGTCGTGAATGCCACGTCATGCCAGCCTTCACCTATGGCGAGTGTGTATTTCGAACGGTCTTTGGGTGCGTGGTAGACAGCTCCGCTGTGTTGCTTGTAACCAAACCCTTTGGCCGTGTTCCAGAGCTGGTGCGGCTGTGCTGCAGAGCGGACTGTTTCGGTTTCCCAGCCTGCGTCGATCAGGACGATATCCACACCCTTTGAGCCACCTGCTTCGAGTTCCCAGCCGCTGTCGAATTTGGCTTGAAGATCCTGAATGGCGTGTTTGAGTGCTGCCGGCAGGTCTGTGAGTTCGCGGTGGATCGGCTCAAATCCGTAGTCGATACAATAGGGCTGGCCTGCTTCATGCTGTGCGATAACGAACCAATCGAGTTGCTGGGCGCGGCAGTCAACTCCTGCGGAAATGCGAATGCAACCGGACGGAATCAACCCGCGCCTGTATTGGCTTTGGCGTTTCATCACGGCCTTGAAGTCGAGCGGCTCGATGTCCTTTTGCTTTGGTTGTGCTGGCAGTGCCCACGTCCACTGCAGGAGTTCTTTTTCTGCGTTGTCGGGGTCCACTTCGCGTTGCCCTCGCCATTCGTCAGCGCCGACAATGCCGGACGTCATGAAGGTATTTGTGGGTGCGGAGTAGCGAAATCCCATGGTCTTACTCTGTGGCATGTCGCCTGTCACTGTGCCATCAGGTAGGACGATTTGGCCGCGGTGCCTCAGGCGTGCTTTTTGGAGTTGCTGCAGTCGCGTAGCGTCGTCAAAGAGAATCCCGCAGGCAGGACAGGCCCAGCGGGTCTTTTCCTCGGCCTCGGCCTCTGTCGTTGCGTCCTGCCATCCGATCAAAGCATCTCGTCCGGGTGCGATGTGCTCGCCGCATGAGTGACATGGGAAGACGACTTCGCCGGCGGTGCCTTGTTGCCACTCTTGCCACATTCGGCCGTGTTCTGTTGTGATTGTGGATTCGAGGTAGATTCGGGCTTGTCCGCTCGCTCGAAAGGCTCTGACGCGGCCTTCCATTTGTTTGAGCTTTGTGGCTTCGTCGGAATTGACTCCGGTTTCGTCGAGGTGTGAGACTTCTGTGACGACAAGGATTGGGCCTGTGATGCCGGCTCGCTTTTCATCGCCGCCGCCACCCGTAATGAATTTGATGTTGGAGCCATTGAGGAATTGAATCAACTCGGGGGTGCCGCCCTGAGATCCTGCGCCTTTGCGTGGGAGGTATTTGGCGTACTGGCTGGCTTCGATCGCGGGCTTGACGTCGAGTTTCCATTTGTCGTTGGCCATATCCATTGATGGCAGACCGAAGAGGACAGTTTGGTTTCGCTCGAATAGGTGGTAAAGAATTGGGATCACCACAAATGCCAGCGTTTTGCCGGACTGCTGCGGGCCTGTGCATGCGTAGCGAAACCACTGATTGCTGTCTACTGCGTCAAAGAATAGACCGTGGGCGGGCTGCCTGCTGCAGCGGAATCGCTGGCCTTGATATGGGCCATCAGGGAGGAAGATTTCTTGCTCGGCGAATTGTCGAATCGAGCGATAGGGGCGAACTGGGACGGTCCGCAAATAAATGTCACGGAATGCCCGTGCGGGATGAATGGCGTAGTCACGCCAGTCCTGCATGTTCGGCGGTTGGGGCATGTCCATACAGTCTCTCCAGTGATTCAGCGACCTCCTGATTTGCCTCTTCGATCATCGCGAAAACGTCCATCAGCCCTTGCCGCTTGATTGCCTCTCCGAGTCTTCGCCACGGCTGCAGAGCGATTTGCATGGACTCTTCGAAGTCGTTGAGTTTAACAATTTGGTGGCGGGTCTCTGCGAGCTTGATTTCTTCTTGTTGGGCTTTTGCCATGCGGTAGCGTTCGAGCCCTTCGGAAACGTCGCCAGCAAGGTCGTCATCTGGAGTGGCCTGCGGTGCGGGGTTTTTGCCGTCGTTGTGCCAGACACAGACAGCGTAGATCTCAGC